GACATAATATTACGACCAGGTGCATATACATCAACTCTTTCTTCAAAATTACTAAAAACTGCTTTAGTTTCTGATACTGTTGCTGCTGTTGCACCAACGTTTATCATATTAGTTGTAGTACCTGGTGTCCCTCCTCTAATTGGATAGTATGTTACTCCACTAACAGTTACACTATTATTATAGTCTTCACCACCACTAACATCAGTTGGCATATAATCATTTCCAGCAGCAGAACAAAAAATCACACCATCATTCATACAATCTATTATATCTGCGTCAACAGATGCTACAATTTTATTAAAATTAGGAATAGTGGAACTGCCTGGAACGGAAATTCTTTTTGATTGTAATGTAGTTTTCTTTTGCGAATCAGTCTGACCACTAAGGTTTGTTGAATATTCAGTTCTATATTTTACAGCAGTAACTGCTGATAAATTTGGTTCATCACTAAACTCTGCAAAACTCCAACTATTATTAACAATTGTTGGATTTCTTCTACCAGTTGCAGCATTTATTGGTTTATTATTATGAAAATGTCTAATATATTCATACATAATATTATACCAAAATAAACCACTTATACCATTACCACCACCAGCATCTGATGCAAATGACATGTTGTAAATATTAGCATCTCTTGCCCAACCTTGAGTATTTCCTGCAACTGTACCTGCAACATGAGTTCCATGACTACTAGTGCCACCAGTATAAACATATGTTGCTGCAGTATTACCACTATAACCTAAAGCAGCACTATATTGAAACCAATTAAATTCAACTGCTCTATTACTTCCACTTCCATTTGGATTTGCTTTAAACTCTGGATGACCAAAATTGATATGACTATCAACAATTATCACATCTACATTTTTACCAGAACTTGTTGTATTGTATGAACCTGTTTGTTGCGATGTTCCATTACTGCCCCAAGATGCAGTTGCTTGTCCATCAATACACCTTTTAATTCCCCAATTTTTATCAGCAGCACCATCAGGAGTTTTATCCCAATCACCATTTTGTGCAGACGACCATAACTCTTTAGTATTTAATGCAACATTTTCTTCACATGCTAAAACTCTAGAGTCATTTAATAATTCAGTTGCTTCAGTATCAGATAAAGTAAAAACTGTATTTCTACTTTTAGGTCTCATCAAATCACATGTACATGCCCTACTAGGAATAGAACCACTCCCACTAGAAGCAGTCATTTCATTACAAAAAGTTGTTTTATCAGAAAAATTATTAAGAGTGACTATATACTCTTTCATTTATGCCTCCGCTTGTATCAGAGTTAGAGTTACTGTAATTGCACGAGCAGAAGAATCCTTGTTGGTTACTTTTGCATAAACAGTTGTGCTAGGAGTTCCTTCATCACTCCATCCAAAAACTCCTGGCGACATATTGAATGTGCTTGCCCCTGCAGTTGTAGTTAAAACTTCTGCAATAACACCTGAACCTGGTGTAGGATCTGTTCCCTCTGTTCTACTAGCATCATTTCCTCTAGTAACAGTAGATGTATAAAGTCTAACCCAAGCAGGATGATTTACTGCTATTTTAAGCAAATGATATCCTTTGAATGCATTAGTTATATCCAAATCACCTGAAGCAGCAGCATTAAGAGAAGCAGTGGTAGCACTCTTTGTAGTTCTGGATTGTAGTGATCCTCCACCACCAGCAATGGTGATTGTTTTTGTTGCTCCTGTTCCCGATGCTACAACACCAGATCCAACAAAATTAAGTGTTGTTGCTAAAGTTGATAACGCAGAACCTTCATCTTGAACTGTTATTCCAGATCCACCACCACTAGCATTAATAGTGACCGCACCAGTAGCACCAGATACCGTTACATTACTTCCTGCTACTATTGATGTTACAATTCCTGTTATATTTGTACCATTAATTGCTGCTGCTGTTCCAGTTAATTTGGATGCATTAAGAGAAGTTATTCTACCAGCAGGAACTGTGCCGCTATTTAAATTACTTGCATTTAAATTACCATTAAATGAAGTAGCAGTTACAACTCCAGCAGCACTTATATTATTAAAGAAAGATGTTCCTGTAGTGCTAATACCTGCAATACTTCCACCACCACCTCCACCACTAGCATTAATAGTGACTACACCAGTAGCACCAGATATCGTTACATTATTTCCTGCAACTATAGAAGTTACAATTCCTGCTAGTAAATTAGTTCCATCACCTAAAAGATCATAAACCTCAGTAAAGTTAGAATTAATTGCATTTGCACCTGCAAGCAATGTGCTACCATCTCCCGCATTTGGTGCTGACCCCGTGTTTATCCCTACTTTAGCCATTATTGATAGTTTAAGTTTGAAATATTTAGAAGATTACTAAACATCATAATTTTTAAAACTCAATCTATTAGTTCTGGTTACTAGAGGTCCAGTATTAATTCCAAGAACTCCATTTTGACCTTCAAATGTATATGTGTTAGTTTTACTTCTTCCCTTGACATCTATTCTACCCCAACTAAATTCGCCTAAGAATGGTCTATTGATAAATGGACCAGTGTAACCTATTGATACATCAGAACCTCCACCAATATCAGAATTTTGATTATCAAAGCTATAATTTGTAGAATCAAAATATATCGATGATGACGAGAAGTTAAATGTAGATATTCCACTTATTCTAGTCTCAACTCTAACAACACTTGTTAAAGCAGTTCCAACAGTAGATATTCCTATGTGAGTATTTGCAACACTAACGATAGATGCAGAATCTACTTGATAAACATTATCAAAGAAAGACTTACCTGTTGCAACTATAGTATTATCTAAACTTCTAGAGATTATAGAGGTTTGTGCAAATCCAATATTTGAATTATTGATTACAAAGTAATCACCAATACTGATGCCACTTAATGTTGTTGCTGTACCTACAATATCAGAGTCTCTTAAGAAAGAGTTTTGAGGAATATAGAAATCAAATATTAGTTTATCAATATTTGATGAAACAGTAGTTCCAAATCCAACAACTGTTCCAGAGTCCCCATTATAGGAAGATACTGTGTTTGTTTCGGTAATTAATGTAGGAGGATCGATAAGAACCTGTGGAGCAGATGTATATCCTGTTCCTCCATAAGTTACCGATATTGAAGTTACTTGACCATTAGAAATAGCAGCAGTTGCTGTTGCTGTTGATCCTATTCCAGTAGGTGTTTGTATAGAAACATTAGGAACACTTACATATCCAGAACCTGAACTTACTACGCTAATTGAAGTAACAGAACCACTTGATATAGTAGCAGATGAAATTGTTCCAATCTTGTCTTGTTGAGATGTTATCGTTACTTTGTCTTGTACGCTCTCTCTAACACTAGCACTAGCATTTTCATTTACTGGATTAAAGAATGGTCTAATATTATCAACAAAGAAGGAAGTTGACCCTATACCAACTGATTTTAATATTACAGTTGCTGGATGTATATTTGGTTCATAAAACTCTCTATCCTTACCTATTTCAACATCATTAATAATTCTATCTTCTGTTTGTCTACAAAGTTTCACAGGACGTATTAAAGTTTCATCTTCAGTATTACCTGGTCCAAAGTATGGATTGGTGGATACAATATCTGTTGAATCAATTCTGGTAACAATTCTTTCCTCTTCTTGCACATTTGGTGTTTGTCCAATTGATGCATCAAAATTAATTGTTAAATCATCACCCTTTTTAACTGTTTCAATAACACTTCTTGGTTTTACGTCAATAGCACCACTTCCCTTATAGAATATAACTTTACAAGTATCTCCTACTTTAGGTGCTTCAGTAAATGTAATTATACTTCCTCCTGTAAAGGTATAACCTTTACCTGGAACTTGAAGTACATCATTAACAAATACTAATATAACATCTTGAACATTTATTTTAGAACCTACTGCAGCAATAATAGAAACGATTTCCCCATCTTTTTCTAATTGGAAAGCAACCGTTTCTCCATCAAAGAATTTTTCTGGACTATCTAATGGTTCTAATTGACCTAATGACCAACCATTGAATTCATCACTAAAGATTTCGTCAATTGTTAATTGGAATTCTTTATATGAACTTGTAGTTGGGATTCCTGTTGCACCACCAATAGGCAATGTTAAAATTTCCCCAATACCAAATCCATATCCAGTATTCTGTATATTAAATTCCGTTACACTAGAACCTTGTCCTACAACAACGTCAACAACCGCATCTGAACCTACACCTGAGACTGAATTAGAACTATATTGTAGAGGTATGCCTGTATATGATAATGGATTATCAAAGATAATATCTAATGGTTTTTCAACTTTACCGCATCTAGAATATGTGTGTGCTCTAGTCGAAATTCCTGTATTAACTACAAATTTCTTGTTAGTCAATACTCTAAGAACATTAGTTCCATTGAATGCAGAATCTCTGCCAGTGCCAGAGTTATTAACTGCTCTTGGTGCTATAATAGCTCCCTGTGCAGTTCCTCCAGATGAATAAAATGTAGGTACTGTAGATACGCCTGCATTAACTTCAAATTCAGTAGCACTATTAACTGCAGTAACAGGGGTTCCGCAATACACAGGATCTGTAGTTCTTGGGTAAACATGTGTAGAACTGCCGTTATCTAAACCACACGTAAATGCTAGTCCTGCTAATACAACGTCACTTCTTTGACCTGTTGTAGACAATCCGTGAGCAGCTGCAGTAGTAACTGTCATAATACCAGTTACATTGTTATAAATTGCATTAGTAACATTAACTGAAGTAGCACCACTATAATTACAAGTAAATACTATACCAGATAGTTTAATTTCATCATTTCTTTGCAATCCATGATTTGCTGACGTGGTTACTGTTGTAATACCTGTAGTATTATCATAAAGAACATTAGAAATATTCTTTGGTGCATAGAATACATGATCAGTGGTTATACCAACGGAACTTACATGACCATCCGATATGGTTGCAGTTCCTATTTTAACAATCGATGCCCCTTCAAGACTTTCTCGCTGTATTGATACATTAACAGTTTGTATTCCTGATCGATAACCAGAACCACTATTACCAATAGCAACAGAGGTAATTGTTCCTGCAGCAGATACAATTGCTGTTCCTCCAGCAGCAACTAATGGTTGATATCCAAATCCTTCAGTAGAACCAACAGAAAGTATAACACCTCCTAGAGGTAAAGATGTAAGATTTGCATCTGTTGTGGAAGATGCTGTTCCAACAAAACTAATAGATGTAATACCTGCATTTTCGCTTAAACTATATGATTGAATAGGATTTTGGAATACATCATTAACTAAGATTACAGCATTATCATTTGCTATACCACTGACATTAGAACCTTCAGATTTTAATACAAAATCTTTTTTGATTCCATTAAACTCATGAGATACACTATCAAAAATATAATTTTTTGAATATGTTTCATTAGAACTATTTTCAATACCAGAACGAAGGAATGATCTACCTTGGAAACTAGAACTAGTTGATATACCTGTCCAATCTCTACTATCAGGTGGATTTGTTGATGTGCTTAGTGGTAGATTTCCAAATGGTGCTTCAATAAAATTAAGAACATTTTCTACAATGTTATAATTACCATCAACTTTAGTAACTAAGGATGATGTAGAATGACCTGCTATGGAGGTTCCCATCCAACCTCTACGCACTCTAATATTAGTAGCACTTCCAATACCAACACCTTCAATCTTCATTATCTCACTTCCAATCCTAATTAAATCGCCACCGAAGAATGATGTGATCCCTGTAAATGGAATAATGTCAGAAGTTGTAAATACTTGATTTGCAATAGTTGTTGTTACAGCAGTTGCTACAACTGGTGATTGAATTATATTATCTAAACAAAGAAGAACTTTTGCATTTTGATTTGTTGATACAAATCTATGCGATGTTCCAATACCTACGCTCGTGAGGTCAACTGTTTCTGGGATTGAAAGTAATGCTTTTTGTGCAGTCTCTGCAATTTTTATCTTATTATCATCAACTTTTACTGCAAATACATTAGATGGTAATTTATCAGTTGTACCTATCCCAACAAATCCATTAGTAGCAGAAATACCAATTGCTTGAGTTGTACCTGCACCAGCATGAACATAATTAATTTTTTCACCACTTACAAAGAAGTGATTTGGAATTTCAATTGTATCATTTGCAGTACTAACTACTTGCGAATTAGAAGCATTGAAACTTCTTTCAAATATTGGAAGTCCTGCATGAGTTAAATTAAAAGCACGTTTGATATCTCTATCAGTTCCTGTATATGATCCAGATTCAACTTCAATAGATGAATTGTTTCCAAAATCAACAACATCTTTTTCATCATCTTCAATTCTTAATGCATTCATAAACACCTTAACATTAGTTGCAGTGTTAGGAAGTGGAGTAAATAATAATCGAGTATCATTACCATTTAAATCTGTATGGAATGTTCCTAATCCAGAAAGAGTTAAATTTTCTGTGGTTGTAATAACTGCATACTCATCCGTAGTGTAAGTTTCTGTAGAATCGTTAATTACAATTAATTCTGCTATAGCAGACTCATTATTAGTAGTATCAGTTACTTGAATATTAAAGTAAGCAGAACTATACAAATCATTAGTATCCTGTGTATTAGGATAAGAACCAACAACATTTGCAGTTGGTGATCCTGAAGATGCTATTTGAGTAGATCTACTTGTTAATCTAGCATGTTTCAAATCAATAGTAGAAGCTGCACTTACTGCTTCATTTGAATTAGCAACTACAAGTGCATTAACAACTGCAGTTGTTCCAATTCCAGTATTGGGGTGGAAATTAATATTAAAATTAGAACCACTAATTTCTGCAGAATATGTTCCAAACCCTGTAATATCTACATTGTTTAGAGTGGTTGTCATCTCTCCATATTCAAGAAGTTGAACATCGGTTCCATCATGAACAATATTTAATTCTTCAAATTCAAACTCATCCAGTAATCCAACTTCTTCACTATTAGCAGTAATTTGTAAAACAACTTTAGCTGATGTATAAGTTTTTCCAATTGATACAATAGTTGTAGATGGATTTGATTTTGGAACTAATGTGCTGTGAGAATCTATTAATGTAGTTCCTAATGCAGTTGATCCTACACTCGCAAGATTATCATCTAAGTTATATGATAAAGATACTATATCATAATCGTTGACTGTAGACTTATTTGGGAAGAATAATAATTGTCCATCAGATCCAACAATAGAGAAATCAAATGCTCCCATATCATACTGACTTTCAATTCTTCCATATTGATTAATATATCCAAACGAACCATCATGAATTAAATCGACAATCATCAATTGTCTTTGACCAGTAAACCTTTTATCTCTAACAAAAGTAATATACTTTTTAGCTCTATGATCTATAAGAGGAAATGTATCTACGACACTGAATGGGGTAGAACGTGGATTACTATTAAATGATCCACTCATATCATCTATTGAAAGAACTCTATTTCCAATAGACTCTTCGTAATCAGATAATATTCTACTAGAAAATATTATTTTATCCGAAATAACTCCTGAAGGAGTGTTAATTGAATTTTCTTTTACTAAATCAAAGTCATTAACACAATTTAAATCTACTTGACTAATTAAATCATTTACGATATTTAAGTAAGTAGTCTCTGTATTTAAACCAACTGATATTGGTCTTTCTTGAGTAGATTCAAGTTGGAAATCTGCAAACTTTTTATATCCTAATGTATGGTTTAAAGCACTAACAACATCATCCCAATCACGGAATGCAACTTTAGATTTTAATGAGTATGAGAAGTTTTGATAGTAATCATTATCTTGTATTCTTTGAGTATCATTATTTAAATAACCAGAAGTTGTTTCCCATCCATTTTCTACTTTAGAGAATGAATCTATTTTTAAACTAGCATCATATTGAGATACATCTTTAGCAACACCTTGAGTTTTAGATGATACTCCTTTAATAACTTGATCTTTTTTAAATACATCTTTAGAAGATACTACTAAAGTTTCATTGCTAGGATCCCAAGTTTCTACAATACCTTCAGATAAATCTGCAGTTACTTTTTCCCCTATAAAGTAATCGTTAGTTGATAACTTTATATCAAATAATGGGAAATGTTTTTTAGGTATTACTCTTGCAGCAGTAGAATTTTTTGGATCATAAGTTCCAGGAAACTCTCCGACTAACAAACTATTTGCTAAACTGAAAGTTACTATTCCAATCCCACCAAGATTTGGATCAACTGAGCTTACTGTAAATAACTCATAATCATACTCAGCAGAATTAAATCCTCTTTGAGTAGTACCAATACCAACACTAACATTTTCAATTAATATTTTATCACCAGTTTCAAACGGGAATGAATTTTCTGTACTAAATCCAACAGATAAAGTTAATGTAACATCCTTTGTTGTTGAATTATATCTGACAGTACTGATACCAACTCCATTAGAGTTTTGAGTAGGGATAATTTCAGGAGTAACTTGACTAATACCAGTTGTATTTTTTAAAATAGAAACTTGAGGATCACCTAACTTATAAGTGATATCTATATCAGTTATTTGCTTTTTAGTTTCTCCATCAAATACTAATAATTTAGGAGCAGTCGAATAACCTCTACCAACAGATGAAATTCCAATTGATTCAAATGATGTTAAAGATTTTAAATCTATAATTTGAGGTAAAGCAACCGATGGACTTAATGTTGTATCTGAGGGGAAATTAAATCCAATATTTTTTATTTCTGTTTTCTTAATTACACCTATACTTGTACTTGCAGCACTAACAACTGCATTTTTACCAAAAAATGTCGTAATGGTTGAAATACCAGGTACTACCTTATAATTTCTTCCAGCATCTTTAATACGGAATTTTGAAATTGCACCATATGCAGTTTTTGATGTTGTTGTGTATTTAAGAACAGAAGCAGCATCAGTATATGTATTTCTTTCTGGGAATTGTTTTACGGTATATGTAAATGAACTAGTTGAACCAACGCCAACTGTAACTTTATGTTCTCCATTGTATAAACTACCCTTTACTTGAATTTCATCACTGTTTGGAACTTCTAAATCAATAATTGGATTTTGTTTTGCTAAAGGAGAATCTCCTTCAAATACAGGTTCTAATTTATAGAATAAAGTTTTGGGAATATTGTTATTAACTGTTAAAGAAATTTTTGCATCAGAAGTAATACCAATCGCACCTGTTTGTTTAACTTCAAATGCATCACTATCTTTAGTTTTATTAAATTGCTTAGTTAAATTTCTGTCATTATAGAAATTAAAATTAAACGCAGAGAATGATACTCCTTGATTTACATATCCTAAAGAATTATCTGAAAGATTAAAATCTACTACAGAATCTGCAAATACTTTTATTGGAGGATTTACTGGATTGATAGTTCCTGTTCCAGTATTTTGTAAATTAACAATAATTGGTTTAATTATTGTTGAATTATAATAAGTATCTGATAATTTAATTGTATTTGTATCAATTACAACAACATAATAAATCCTATCATTACTTAAACCTGATATGGGTGTTGCTGCAGTATGAATTACTTTTTGACCAGTAGAATATCCATGATCCAATATTCTTATAGTGTTATTAGGAACATTAATATCCGCATCAGCAAAATCTCTAGGATTTATTATAATTCTTCTATTAAAATCATTATATAAAACATTAAATGTAGCAGCAACCGATGGATTTACATCAATAATTACTTTATCATCTGTAACCAATCCATGAGAACTTCCAGCAGAAACAGTTATTAAATTTCTCGTTACAGTTCCTGTTATTGGTTTGTAATTAGTTTTTAAACTATGAAATACTCCTGTTCCTATTCCAGAAAACGCTAATGTACTAGCACTTGTTTCAACTCCAACAAAACCACCTGTAGTTCCTAAACCAACACGAACGGTTGCTACACCAACTAAGTCGGATGTTATTTTTGCAGCAAATAATGTTTGACTATCAACTAAATCGAATGAAGTAGAACCATTATCAACTTTTAAAGGAGTTCCACCATTAGCAAAATATGTTAATTGATCACCAGTTTCTAATCCATGATTTTTTAAGAAAATAGATTTAGTTGGTATGAATAAACTAGTTACGCCAACACCAGGTCTATTAAAGAATACAGTACTACCAATTCCAACACCAACATCTGTTCCCTGTGCTACTGTTTCGGTAGGATTGAAATAAATTTCTTTATTTCTTTTCGCCTTTGAAGTTGTTTCAATACCAGCATTAATTGTAATAATACGAGGTTTTTTACTTACTACGGTAGTTACCGTATGTTGTATCCCAACAGTTCCCTCTTGACCCCGTAAGGCTCTTACTCTACTAAAACCTTTTTCTACATTTAAAACTTTAATATTTTCATCACCCACTTCAAGAATATCATTTTCCGTAAGATCTTCAAAATTACCAGATAAATTAAAGAAAGTAACTACTCCTGTTGTTGCTACATTTTCTACAGCAATTGTAGTAGTTCCTATACCAGTTAAAGCAAAACTGGATGTAGATATTCCAGCATCATAATCTCCTTCCAATCCAGAAGAAGTTGTAGACAATCCAGATAAAACAACAATTTCTAAGTTATTAAAATTATGAGGACTATCACAAATAACATCCCACTTACCCGTTGAATTGGGATATATTTCAGTATTGTTGATTGCACTTATACCACCACTAACTTGGTTGATAGATTTTCCTAAAATATCAGATACGATTACATTTGCACCAAAACCTTGTTCTGTTTTTTCAAATACTATGGAGTCTCCAACTTGATAAGATTCACCAGATGTTTCGATACCTATTTTTTCTATTACACCAGGTAAAATAGATTTAACATCTATTTTTTGTGATAAATTGTCAGGTACATATGCATAATTATATCTGGTAACTTGATTCTCTATCAAATTATAAGGAGTTGTATTTCTACGGAAAGAAGACTTATCTAAATTAAAGTCTGTTTGATTTGAAAAAATACTAAAGTTAAAATTATTTGGAATAGATTGATATGTATTACCTATTAAATATGGGAATACTGGTCTTTTAAACTTATCAAAAGTCCCTGCGGAATCTGCATTACCTGGTTCAAGAGTAGTAAAGTAAGCATAAGTTCCTTTTGGAAATTCTGGTGTTACACAAAATCTTCCATTGTTTTCATCAAGAACAGACTCATCTTTAACTTTTTTGTAAGAAAAATCATTTACAAAAAATCCTAGAGGGTATATTGAAACTGATGGTCTATTTGGTTGTAACTTTAATGAATATCCAGATTTTAATTGTGAGATAACCCCACCTTGATTTGTAGTATATCCATAAGGTCCATAAATTGGATTGCCATCATACGCCCATCCTATGATAGGAGAATGATTATCCGAAACATTTTCTATTCCATTTATTTTTGTTAAATCAGGTTTTCCAAATAATATTCTACCTGCTTGATCTCTTTGGAATACAGACTCTCTTAATTTCCTTGGAGCATATAAATGAGAATATTGTAATCCTTTATTAGGAGTAAATTTATGTGATAAGAATCCATCATCTTCTGTAAATGTATTGAAATATTTTTCAAATAGATTAACTCTCCATGTTTGAATAATAGGTCTAAATTTAGCACCAACACCAGATGGAGTAATAGTTATTTTTGTATCGTTTTGAGTATATCCAATACCAGATTCAATAACTTTAACAGAAATTAATTTATTATTTTCTATAATGGGTGTTAAAACAGCACCAATACCAGAACCAAAAATATTAATATTTGGCGAAGAATTATATTCATCACCTGAATTCTGAACTAAGACTTCAACAATCTTTCCATCAACTATAATTGGAGAAAGTTGAGCATTTTTACCAGAACTTAATATTATATTAGGTCTTCTATTAAAATTAAGAATTTCAGGATCACCATAGTTTTCTCCATTATCAAATAAATGGATAGATTTTATTTCTCCTCTAATAATAGGTTCAATCTTAGCACCAAAGGTTTCATGGACATCACCACTAAATCCTGCAGTACTAATTCCTATTTGACCAGATATAGAAACATTTATATCTTGATAATTAAAAGTATGTGTTCCAAGTCCAACAGAAGTTAAATTAACATATTGTTTAGTATCATAGAAAAATTGTTTATTTCCAGTATCAATTCCTACTGCAGATAATTTGAAACTATGATCATCAATCTTAGTTACAAAATATTCAGACTTGTCAGATAATCCACCAACAGGAGTTTCTGCTGCTGTATATTTTATTATTTCCCCAGAATTATATCCATGCTCAGAAATTGAAATAATATTAGATGAAGTATTAATTCCTGCAGGAGTAGACGTTACTTTATTATTAGCATAACCAGAACCACTGGATATTATATTAATACTTTCAACAACTGATTTTTTAGAGGTTGTTTTAAAATCATGTCTACCAACACCTAGTGATGTTAATTGAACAGTATTAATCCCAGCTATTGCATCTCTTTCAGTCAAATGCAATTTAACGTTTGTTGTATCAACTACTGATGCAAAATAAACAGCATCAGTTGAGATTCCACCTACAGGTCTTTGTCCTTTTGTTTCATAAATTATTGCTTCAGCATTTCTAAATTTATGGAAAGTACTGAAACCAATAGTATTATTATCTACAGCACTAGTTGATTGTGAATTAAATGAAACTTGATGTTCAATTAATTTTGTATTTACAGTGGCAACTGCATCTTTACCATTACCACCATTAATTGAAACTACTGGTGTATCTACATAATCAAATCCAGAATTAACAACTCTAATTTCTTCAAACGCACCAGAAACTGAAACATACCCAGTTGCTCCTGTACCTACATTATCTTTAATAGTTAAATTTGGTGGATTTATAACATCATACTTTGTACCGCCAGATAAAACTTCCACTCTATCTAATTGACCAAAGTATATTACATCCTTAGATTTATAATTTAAAATCTCTACACCATTAATTAATATGCCAGTAAATCCAATTTCAGTATCATATCTCAATCCATCATTTTGAACTGGAGATATTTCTCTAAAAATATCTTGAGACTGTAGAGTTTTGCCCTCAAAATTAAATGGTTGAATAATATTATCTTCTATTGTAACTGGGGTCTCAATAGATATAAAATTAGAATTTTCTAGATCTGTTCTACTTCGTGAAAGTTTAATCGTTAAAGCATTGACTCTTTTTATAAAATACAATCCTGCATTAGTAGCTTTCTCATCTGCCTCAATAACACCAAGATCTTCAGAGAATAAAGATGATTTTATAACATCTCTTGTTGATAAAATATTATTTGCATCATAGAATTGTTCAGGAACTCTTTGTGGTGAATAATAAACAGCATCACCTGTATGGAAACCATGATCTCCTCTAAAAATAATTTTAAAATCACTTCCACTAAAAGTACCACCAAAATTTATTGCTTGACTAAAAACATTTAATGGTTGAGCATTATAAGTTGGTATTGACGAAGATGCAACCAAATATTTGTTTCCGTCTTTATAGAGGTTTTGAACATTGGTTGAGAATATAGACGCATCAGGGAAGGTATTAGAAACTGCCTTAGAAATATTTCTTTTTACTATGTACTTAAGACTAGTATCAATTAGTCCTTGTCCCTTTAATGTTATAGAAGTCTCACTGTCAATATTAATTAATGTAGATATTTCTAATTCATTTCCCGCAGTATCATCTAGTGTTACTGTATCGCCATTTTTAAATGCATGTTCTACAAAAAATTCTATTCTATATGTTTGATCGGTGGCATCAACTAAGGTAATTTCTTTGACTTCTAATGTGGGGGCAAGATTATAAAACCAATTCTTAGCGATAAAACTATCATCGTTTACACCTAAAGTTTTGATTTCTGCAGTTTCTCCAACTGAAAAATTATGAGTATTTCCACTAATTTCTAATTCATTCAAAACTGCAGTTATATTTACTCTAATCTCATCCGTTGGATCTAAGTTGGATGTACCAAATGCATAAGTATTAATTCCAATATTTGAAGCATCTGCAATTTTTGCAGTTACGCCACTACATCCATAGAACTGATTTACTGATTTTGATGTATATGAAACAATTCCATTTGTAGCATCAGTAAAGACTACTTTTAATTCTCCTTGATCAGGAAATCCTATTGTAGAATCAACATCAACTACAGTTGCTCCAATAGAAACAACTCCTATATTTTTAGTTTTATCATGAACAACAAAATTACCATAGATAGCACCCCTAACTCTAATATCTCTATCATAACCAGAGTCAAAACTGATTTTATAATATGTCTCTCCTACTCCAACATTAATTGGTTCTACAGATCCAACTGGTGCATATGCTTTATCAATACTTTCGGAACTACCTTGAAATAAAGTAGAATTTTCTAAATTTCTTGGATCTCCCTGAACTGGTTCAACTACAATGTCATTTGTAATCTTAAAGTTTGCATTAGATGGAGTGAGAAGAAAATCTCTAGGTTTTATGACCTGAACATTTTGATTATAGAGTGCTTTGAATAAAATTTCAAAAGATCTATCAGTTCCTTTACTTAAGTAAAAATCTTTTGATTGTTTTATGAAAAGATTTTGATCTAGGTCTTTATCAAGACTTCTATTCTCTAAACCAGGTAAAATTAAATGTTTTGTTTTTAATAAGAACTCTTTAAGAAACAGACTACTTAAATTTTGTATCTTAGACCCACCTGTATGCCCCTCAGAGGTGCTTGAATTGAATACTAGTACATCTGGATTGTTTATTGCTTTATATGACGTTATACCACAAAATCCTCTTACACAACCTGTAAACGAAGTAGTTGTAATTCCAGTATATGTTATAATCTCATTATCAATTTTTAAAAGTCCATAAGACTTAGGAAATCCATCAGTTCCTCTTGGGAAGTTGACCATATCAACTTCAATAGTCTCATCACTAATTGTAACATCAGTTCTTAATCCAACAGACTCTGTAAGGTTGGTTATATTTTCAATTTTAACATATTCATCAATATTTTGAATTAAATCAATAGGACCGCCTTGATATTCTTGTCCTTGGTAATAAGACTTTAAAAATTCAGAAACTAAAGGGAACTCACTCTGTGTAAACACAGGAAGTTGATTTTGAACAATGTTATTAAACTGGATTCTTGTTTCTGGCATTTTATGATCTTACTAGGTTCCCGTTATGGTAGCTGGATGTAACAATATAGTTAGATGCAGATGGATCAAGTCCAGATGCAATTTCATCAATAACAGTATCAAAATTACTCTTACTAATATCTAGTTGTAAATATAAATCCTGTAATCCAATCACGTCATTGGATTTTGGACAAGCAGAAAGTTCAATAATTGGTTGACCATCTTTTAATTTTCCGCTTATAATATTAATTGGGTTAATTGTTATGATCCCTTTCTTATAATTTATATTACCAACGTTCCTCCTCACTATAGTTGGTGTAGTTGAATTTTCGGAAGGTAATGTAAATAAAAATAGAGATCCTGTTATTCTATTAGTGTCAGGTATGTCAGAAAGGTAAACATTATCAGAAATATCATTAATTCTGAATGCAGATGATTTAATATTATAACCATCCATACTCTTTATATAAAATTCATTACCAAAACCTATTTGATACTCTGCAAAAGAATTTGCAGCAATTCTTAGGTCTCTTCTCATTAAAATTGTTGTAATATTAGATGTTACTGCTTCAGTACTATCATCTATGACTGTTAAAAATTTACTATACTTAAATCTGGCACCATATCTATTTAATTCACTTGATTCTGAGTACTTTGTAGCATTTTCTTGAACCAAAGTAGAGACAAATTCAGCAGAAGGTGCTAAATTGGAGTTATAATACACTTTTGAGTCAATTTCAATAAACAAATACTTCAAATCAAGTATTTCTGGAACAATTCCAGCAACTGCAAATTTCTTCAACTTCATTTTGATGTTTTCTTTGATTAAATTAGGAAGAAAATCACCATTTCTTGGTTTTATGCTTATAAAGACCTTTCCAAATTGAGGTGGTACTAATTCTTCACCTCCAAAAACAGAAATTGACTCTGTTTCGGGATAAATCTTTGCTGGAATTAATGTTTCATAGTCATTTGCTGTTAAAGCACGGTTTTGAGAGGCATAAATTCGTGGTGCAAACTTTTTAATTGAATCCACACTCTCAATTACCTCTCCACCTTGAGCAGAAACGCTTGTAGTAAGCAAAGAGATGCCTGTTGTAACTGTATACTCGATTGAATTACGAATATACGTTAATTTACCTGAAAATTGAAATTGATTTATACCATTTGCACTATCACCATTGCAAGTTATGTAATCTACAGTAATAAAATTACCTTCTTCTAGTTTTTCTCCAAAAATTCCATCTCCAAAAAATATTTCATACCTTTCATTTTCAATTTCTTGTAAAAAATAAACTTTTGAGTTAGATTTTACGTCTAAAAGACTATCTTGTGTTGTATATTTTGTAGAAGTAGTAGATTGTTCATTTCCTTTTACAGAAACTGCGATTAATTCAGTATCAATACCACTATTTGGTAAAACAAATTTCTGATTTGGGGTTCTAGAATTAAAAGTAAAGTTTGAAGTTAAAAATGTTCCCTCAGAAACAGGAAGATCGTCAAAAGATGCAATTCCATCAATAACAGGAACGGTAATATCACTTAAAATTGAAAAAACAAACGACTGATTACCGAAAGTTCCTTCAGATGCAGCAATTGGACCTCTTTTAAGAGTTAATGTTGCAGGAGTTGGTACAATACTTGAACAATCTACGAAAAAATTAACATTTGCTGTTGCTGCTTTTCTTGATCTTGGTACATATCCTATATTTCTTGCTAAAGATACTACATTTTCTCTTAAAGTAGCACTATCAATGAACACTTCGTTCGTTACCATGTTGGCATTGTACGAAGTAATGTAAGTATTATATGCCAATACGTCAATTATTGACGAAAGGTTAGAACCCTCGAAGTCGTAATCTGTAAAATTAGAATTAGCTTGTAGGTAATCCTTAAGAGTTGTCTTAATCTGCTCAAAATCCAGATTAGAAAAGTTAACTAATGGCATTTTATCTTGTCGGCAACAATGCGAATTGTAATTCTTGTGGTGGAACGTCTGCTCCTATAATCTCATAGTTCACAAGCACATCAAACGAATTGTTTTCCATGTCAGGAAATGCCTCTACGTTAATTAAATTAACTCTTGGTTCAAAATTTTCAATAGATTCGGTGATTTGACTGACAATTAATGAAGCACTGATGTCATCTACGTTATCAAACAACACTTCATTAACATTAGATCCAAAAGATTCGTTAAAAAATCTTTCACCTGGTAGTGTAAATACAATATTTCTTATGGAACGGGCAATAGCGTTCTCATTTTTAAGACCAATCAAGTCTGAATTCAGTGGATTAGACTGAAACGTCATGCTAAGATCTTTAAATCCCCTACTAACCCGTTCTAAAGGCATTTATTTTAATTGTTATACAAGAATATTAATTATTTATCACCTATTTTTTATCAAATTTCTGCACCCCCATAACATTCATCGTCAAAGTCTAGTCCCTCATAGAAATCATTGTCTGATTTCTTCTCATATAGGTCATTCTGTACACTAAAATCATGCTTCTTCGGTGTTATCTGGTCGTTGGATATCTCCCTTAACATTTTCTTGTTGTTCATTGTCATTTTCTTTCCTCTCTTTAGTGGTTTTCCAGAAATAATTTTCATCACTACCTAATCCATCCCTATCATGACCATTCTCAACCTGATAAAAGACTGTTGAAACCTTAAAATCAGGAGTTTTAGGTGGTTCAGGGGTTAGACTATTATCATAGATACGTATTCTATTGTTAGGATAGAGTGCAAATTGCCCGTTGTCTAACTCAATTAGGTTATGAGACTTATGTTCAGGTGGATTCTCACTTGTAGAGTAGTCAACCGCATCAACATCTTGATGATAGTTGTCTAATGTACAAATATATGTACCTGTTTGTGTCCCATAATCTCTTGTATATAGTTCATAATGCATAGACCCTACAAACTGCTTCTGAACGGCAACTACGCCATAGTCCATACAATTCCAAAACTGTAGGTTATGTAGGGTTAAATCAGGATCTGGTATCTCAGGCTCACTTAAGAATGCTGATATCGGTAACTTATCAAACATTGCCGCATAATCAGGTAGATATGTTTCAAAGTAAAAGGCACGTCCAGGTATGCTCTTAGCAGATACCCAGATACCTTTTACAAATTCTCCATGACCTCCTTTATGATCTAGGAGGTATTCTTTTCTTACCCATACTTCATATGCAGGTAAGTTACAGATTAGTGCTGGCATAGTTTACTTTCCTTGACCTCTGTTTTTCTTAGGAGCAGTATTACGAGAGGAGTTCGCATACTTGGTATGCTTTCCATTTCCTTGACGAGTTTTTTTCGGTTTGGACTCTATTTGCGTCCCACCTGTACTGTACATTTTTGCCATAATAACTTTAGATAAATTTACGAGACACGCCTTAAATTATACGAGTTTTTTCGTGACCCACCCTGATACGAGGATCGCACCAAATCTCATAGTCTTTCTCTTTGGCATCTAAGCAGAACGATACGTCCTCTCCACACATGTCCTGAACATTACCAGACTCAAAGACTTGCATCTTAGGAGCAAACCAAGGGTATTCGAGGTTCTCAAAGACACCATTCTTAATCATAACCCATCCAAAACCTGTGTAGTCTACAGTGAATGGCTTACGACGTTTGCTGATCGATTCCACAGTCTCGTGGTTCATTACTCCACCGTTCTTACGGAAGTCATCTTCTTCTAACCAGTGAGCAACAGAAGTAGTTGTGCCATCCTCTGTAGCATACCATCCACCAGTTATAGGTCTCTCATCACCTTCAGCAGGTACTGCAAGGTCACATAACTGCCAGAACTTCTGTGTGTCAAAGACTATATCCGAGTCAATCCATAACTGATAGTCATACTTGAGTTTACCATCCAAAGGTATCTGATTAGGTCCACGTAATACATTTGCTCCGAGACATTTGCATCTTGCAAAGTTTACCATAGAAGAGTAATCCTGAGATATCTGAATACTCATTCCATTCTGAACCATGTCGAAACATAGTTGTACAAAGTTCTTTAAAAATATAAACGAACATCCTCTGCCAGGTAAACAGAATACGATTGTTTTTCCTTTCATACGTGCTTTAATAGCATCGTAATCCCATTCCTCTTTTTTAACCGTAGGTGGTTTTGCCTTAACGGTAAATCCTTTTGCCATAACGTTTAGTAGCTACAAGTCAATTATACTTGGTTACTATGTATATGTCAATACGAATCCTCTTCCCACATTGGTGCTTTAACTATAACTTTGCCTGGTCCTCCGACACCTATCTTAGGGGCGAGTTTGATATATGATAAGTCTCTCTCAGTATAGTCAGTCTTTAATAGACCTACCATTACTTGTAGTAGTTCCCACTTCTCATCGAAGTCTTCTTGATTTAAATTCCAATATAAACACTTGTCTTTTGCATATATGTGGTATGTGGTTTCTTCATGTCTCAAACCTTATACCTCCAAAAATTTCATGGGCGATTTTTTTATATATTAAAAAATCTAAAAGGCGTTTTTTATACACCAAAAAATTTTTTGATATTGATATATCTCTCTCGGATTGTCACCTCTGTAGGTTAGGGTAGTTTGCTTTTTTTATAAACGGGGGCAACGCAAAACGCAACGATAATAACAACGCCGCCAAATAACTGCCTATTAAGTGTCAATAACTCATCATAACATTGATGCTCTTAAATGTCAACAATGTCCTCTCAATCTTTGCAATGATTGTTTATATAAATGTCCTTGCAATCTCTGGGCAATTGTTTATAATTAAGAGAGGCAATCTGTGTGTTGTTAAATGTTAATAATTGATTGCCAATCTGCTGTGAATTGTTTATAATAAAGGGAGGTCATATTGCCTCCCTCTAAATGTTATTTAAAGATAGGTATCTGCTCCTTCAAAAATATCATCTAAGACAGCAAGGATTTCAGTGCCATTGTTTGCATTTTCTAGCAGAAAGTTTGCGAAGGTTTCTGATACAAACTGTGTGCTTGAGTTTGTCATAATTAAGCGTCCTAATTAGGGTGGAGTTGTTATCAATGAAAGTTTAGAGACTTATCGAGGTCGTATACTATAGGGACAGTTTAATAGTCCCCCCTTGTTGTTAGTAACTGTCAGGGATTGTGAGGTTCTCGATATAACTTTCTACAGTCTCAATTGGTTCTAATTGTAATACTTTTCTCCAGTCAATCTGTGACGGGTTAAAGTCATTTAGTGTGGTAATATCAAGTGTTATTCTATACCTACTGTCTGTCTGTTGAAAGTAAGAAACTGTCACAGGATTACCTTGGTTAGTTGTATATCATCTATTATAATCTAACTGACAGTTCTTGTCAACCCCACTGACGGATTGTTATGAAACTTGTATATGTGGAAAACTTAATAACCCTACAAAATATTAACGAGGGTCTTGTAGTTTTGGGGCGTTCGTGTTATAATGAACTCGCTAAGATAACAACACTTCAACACATTTAAGACTATAATTTCCACACTAATTAACACCTTTTCCACAGATTAACTCCCTATTCATTACACATTGTGGAAAACCTTTACATCACTCAACTATATTTAATTTGCTATTTATAATGGTATTTTATACTCAAATACAATAGTTTTCCACAGAAACTAACAATAACTGTGGAAAACTCCTACTCAATTGTTGTTACTTAGTATCTGTTATCTTTGGATAGTTTGTATAACTGAACTTAGGAAATCTATAGTTCCAATCTTTAATAATTTCACCATATAATCCTTCATCAAAGTTATAACTTGTCATTACATTTTCATCCTTAGCTATTACTTTGCTTTCTAATTGTTCAGAGATCTTATTACAAATACCTTCTAATTCTGCAACTAATTGTTCATCATCATTACCTACACAGTACCCCTCTAGACTATAAAGAATAGTCTCTAATTCCTTTTCTGTAAATGACATTTAGTGTACCTCTCTATTAGTAAAGTTTAACTTCAGATTTGACTTCAATTTGTGTAAAGAACTCAACCATATTTAATGCCTCTTGATATGTCTTAAATGACACATATCTGCACTGCTGAGTGTTAGGAAACCAGTAACGAATTGTAGTGTTCATGTTAATAAAAGAAACGAAGTTTGTAGAATTAATGTTAATGTAAGTAAGTGAATCATAATGATAATTGTGGATTTTCAAGTAGAATATCTCTAACTCTTTCTCTATCTAAACTATCATTATATCCCCAAGTATAGTTCTCACCAAATGCCTTAATATAGGACGGGTTCTTATAACTTACTTTCAACAATCTTTGCTTATATTCAAAGATAGCAGCATAAACTTCATCCATAGTTAAACCTTTTATCGGGTAAATACCGTCTTTAGGTGAATAGAATGACCATACATAATCGGCAAGGTCAGAAAATTTAGTAAGCATTAGTTAGTACCTCTAGATGATTGTTCAACGGCAACGATTTCACCAGTTGATTGATAATGTGCTTCAGCAATTTGAACTGCTTTGTTATAACTTTGAGTGAAAGTTACGGGAGAAGTAAACACTATAAACATTACTTAGCACCCCCAAAATAGTAATCTTCGTTATAAAGATATGAGACGGAATTGTCATCATAACCTAAAAACATTTCATCAAATAGTTTGCTTCCAAATTGTTCATAACTCTTGCAAACTTCTTTATATTCAGTTGTAGTTAAAATACGCATAGTAATTAATAATAAAGGACAGAAAAATAGGGAGACTAATTGTTAGTCTCCCTGACCATATTATACAGTTTGTAGTGAATC